TCATTTGCGCTTTGCCGCAGCTTGACGTGCTCGCATGATCTGCCTCGCCTCCCCCGCGTATTTGATAATCATCGCTTTCGATGTGTGACCGCTGTAGCTGGCGATCTCGTCGTCAGTGCATCCAGCCCATGCCAATTCCATCACGCCGCGATAGCGCAGGGCGTGTTGGTCGAAGGCCATCAACCCCAGCCGTTTCCGTTCCCGCACCATGACCCGCGCCATCGCGTGATAATCCATCGCCGAGCCATCAGCCCGTGTCAGGATGTGCCTCGCCGGATGCGGTGCGACCGAAAGTTCAGCCTTCGTGCGTTCGAGCGCGGCCTTGAGCGCCTCGGTGCATGGAAGATGCAGCGGCTTATCGGTCTTGTTTTGGCGCAGTTTGAGGGTTTCCCCGTCATAGTCGCCCCATTGGAAGTCAACCCAGTCGCCGGGTCGCTGCACGCTGCCAACGCCGATTTCAAAGATCAGCAGCGGCAGGGGCTCGCCTTCGGCGCGCATCTTGTCCACCGCCCAATTCGCCCACGGCAAGTGTGGTTTCTGCCGAGCCTTCGGCACCCTGAGCGGCTCAATATCAATCGCCGGGTTGTCTTTGCGCCACCGCTTGCGGATCGCCAGCTTGGACAACATGCTGATTGCAGTCGGGATGTAGTTCGCGAACCGAACGCGGTGCCGATTCCTCTCCATCGCATCATAGATGTCAGCTTGAGTTAGTCGCGCCACGTCCGCAGAGCCGATCTTCTCCTTGAGATACTCAAAGACAGGTTCCAGGTCCTTGCGGTAGCGGGGGGAGAAATTGGCCCATTTTTCGGTCTCCCGCATGGCGTCGATCAGCGCACCCCAGGAGGTTTTCGCCGCAGCTTTCTTGCCGCTCACGATCTCCCAATACTGGCGATCAAATTCAGCGGTACCTTCTACGGCCTCAATTCGACCCAGATAGATCATCTTGCCGTTCAGGTACTTGCGGACATACCAGCGGCCAGCGGGATGCCGCCAAAGCAGTTTCTTGCGAGGCGTCACCATTCGATCACCGCCGGGCCGCTAGCCAGGTCGCCGGACGCTATCGCGCGCAGCTGCTCCACGTCCCAACGTTTGAACCCGCCGATCTCGGCCGGCTTAGGCAAGACGCCGGCATCGACCAATGCGCGAAAATCGGAGGGCTTCATGTCCAGAAGCTTCGCCGCCTTACTTTCACTTGCCAGGATCAAAGAAAGGGCCGCCATCACACAGCCTCCGTGTCGCCGTGACCCTCGTCGAGAAGTCCGAGACTAATGTTCATGAAACTTGCGCCCGAGATCGTGCGAACGGTCACGACGCCGCCGGGGATAGGCGAGTACCCCTCAACATGCCGCCAGCCCTCCGGGCCCTTGATCATGAGTTGCCCTTTGAATGGCGCAACCAGCTCGCCAACGATTTCGCTACCTTCGTACTGATACTGGAAGAGTTCAGCGAGCACTTGAAAGTCTGAGACACGAAGGTGGAAATTGTTGGCGTCATACCAAGCGCAGCTCTCTTCTATGCCGAGCGATCTGGGCAGGGAGAAAATGAACGCCAGAACCTCTTCCAGCGTTTCACCCTCGAACAGCGAGGAAAACTGTTCGGGGCTCATGGTCCGGTATCCGGGAAGCAGCTTCCTAAAATCAGGCGAAAACGGGATCTGCCCGAAACGCTTGACCCGCTCCACGCACTGGGACGGGCTATCGGTGGTGAGGATCGCCAACGTCATCCGCGCCGCATCCAGCGGGGTCATTTCAGGGGCGTTGCGACCGCGAGCGCCAGTCGTCAACATGCCTGCCTCTTTCAAGAGCCGCGCGTACAGGATCACCGTTTTCTCCGGCTTCGTGTACGCTTTGGCGATGAGCTTGTTGAATGCAGCAGATTTCATGATCTCTGCGTACGACGCAAATAGACAAACGTCAACTCTATTTGCGCTCCTGACGAAAAGGAGGGCGGCCATTTGGCGACTACTCGCCAATGTTCGATGATCTGCTTGAGAGTCTCCGAGCTTCGCAAACCAGATCTATCTGAAACTGCGTGTCGGCCATGGCGCCGTCCAGGTCTGCGATCAGGACCTTGCAGGCCAAGTCCTTGACCTGAAGGCAGGGCAGAGCAGAGATCCTGTCTTCTAGCTCGACCAGTGACCTGAACAACGTGTCAGTTTCTTCGTCGTCCAGATCCCTTTCATTGAAGCGTTGACGCGTCTTGGCCCACTTCAGATAAAGCAGCTCGATCTCGCTGGCCGCGTTCACAGGCGCGGGGAAAAGTGCGGTAGCGCCAGCAACCGGGATGAGGGCTGCGAAGCTTCTGCGAGACATAGCGGGACCGTTCCCGCAGGCGGGGTCTTTGGGCATTGTCAGGTTCTCCTGGTGTGATACTGTCCGATATGAGACATACAGCAATGTCCGAAATGGGACAACCCGAAATGACGACCCCAGACCAATTGCGCGCCGCGAGGGCCATACTTGGACTTTCTCAGGCTGAAGTGGCCGAGATGAGCGGAAAGACAACTAAGACAATCCGCCGCGCGGAGAACGGAGAGGCCGTGGTCGCCGGGGAAACCATAGCGACGATACGAGCAGCGTTAGAGGCCCGCGGGGTTGAGTTTCTCCCGGAGAATGGTGGCGGGGCCGGAGTGCGGCTGAAAGAGAAGAGGGAATAAATAATGGTCTTTGTTAACGTCCAAGAAGTGAAGGCGGACGAGTTACAGCGCTATGATCGCATGATGATTGAATGCTCCCTGAAGATCGAAGAGCCGGAAAACATCGCGCCGCTGGCCATAAATATCTGGATTGAAGTGCTGAAGGAACTCAGCGTTCGCGGGAAGGTGGAGCTTGTAAGTGGTTCCTTTGATGCGCCGTTTGATGCATTGATCAACAGGCTCTAGGGCTATCGCGCGCCGCGCCTGAAGGAGACCAGGCCGCGCGCTGTCGGGGTTGTTACGGTACTCGCCGACTAATCCGGGGCGCTTCAGGTTGATGTCGAACCACCAGGGGCGCCCGCCCTATTTTTATTCCTTCCAGTCCACCATCCGCATGGCGCTCGACACGTCCTCGGACGGGATGCCGGCTGTCTTCGCCTCGGCCATCGTCTTGACGATGGTAGACAGCGCCCGAGCTCGTCCCCCGGCGTCGAATGCCTGGAGAGGCCGCATCAGGTCGATCTGCACATCTGCCCCCAGCTTTTCGCGGGCCTCGTCGGCCAGCAGCTCGGCAATGGGCTGCAGGGTCCAGATCGCGAGCTGACGCTGTGCTTCGCGGACCACCGGCCCGGTTGCGGCCTGGTTCAGCAGCGCGGGCAGCACCCCGTAGGCCATCAGGATCCCAGCCCTGGCATCGCGCAGGGTTTCGCTCGTCATCGACCTGGACAGGTCCGGCGAGATCTGGTCGGGCTTCTGGCCGGACTGCGGGTGCATACCAGCCGCGGTTGCCTGGGCCACGCCCTCGATCACCAGCGTTGAGCCGCGGCGCCCTCGGAAGGCGGCGCGCATGTTCGCCATGTCCTCGGCGCCGGTATCGGGCAGCGGGACAATCTGCGAGCCGAGCGGGGCGTTTTCAAAGGTCTCTTTCAGGGCCTCTTCCACCGCGTAGAGCAGCCCGCCGGTCAGCGTGGAGCGTCGCAGGGGCGCCGTACCGATCCAGGGCGTCACGGTCTCGGTGCCGATACGCAGGTGGAGCACCTCGGCGGCCAGCGCGGTCTGGCTGCGCCCGCCGCCCGCCTCGGGGATGGACAGGCGATAGGCCCGAGGGCGCCCGCCCCGCGTGGTAACTTCCCAATCGGTCACCGGCATCAGGCCCGCGTCGGTGATCAGCCAGACAGCTTCCCCGCGCAGGGCCGCAGCCCTGGCTGTCAGACCCATGCTCTGCCGGTCCAGCAGGTCGGTGCCGGTCACGTCCGCCATGGTGAAGGCACCTTCCCATAGGCTGACGCAGCTCTGCACCGTCGCCGTGAGCTCGGCCACGCCGCTGCGCCCGGCGATGTAGCTTTCCCGGGCCTGCATCACCTGGGCGGTGTACCCGGCGCCGCTCGACCTGGTCTCGATCGGGCGGAGCTTGTTCCAGAGACGGTTGAGCATCGGATTACCTCCAGCGGGATGCGTGGTGCCAGGCGGTGACGCGCTCTGCGACATCGCCCAGGGGTTGCCAGTTGCGCGCCTCGATCTGCGCGTCCGGATAGGCCGGGCGCGTGACGGCCGAGATCTCGACCAGGTCGGCCGCACGGACGGTGCGCAGGATTGCGTCCCCGCGCTCCTCGACCCGCTCACCGCCCTGGCGGACCTTGAAGCCCGGCGACAGGCCCCGGATCAGACCGGCAGCATGGGCGGTCAGGAAATCCCGCACATAGGAGACCTGGGCCATGTCCGGGCTGATCCGGGCTTCCATGGTCAGGGCCTCGTCGGTTTCCATCAGGGTCAGCGTCCCTGCCGAGCGCGAGGCGAGAGGCTTGTTGAAGTCATGGCCGGACAGGAAATGCACGTCCTCGCCCGCCTCGATGCGATGCGAGAACGCCCGGGGCGCGAAGACTTCCTGGCGCGCACGGCCAAGCCGCCCCGCCTCGGCAAGCACGGTCGCCCGGCCATAGGGGAAGGTTGCCCGAAGGCGGGTTTCCCCGCCCTCGGTGCGCAGCTCAAGGCCGCCGGAAGAGGCACCCCAGAGCATCAGCCTGCCAGTGCCAGTTGGAGGCCGGTCAGCACCTGGAGCTGCTTGGGCCGGGCCACGGTCACGTCCATGGTCGCCAGGGCGGTGATCCGCAGGCCGCCCGACTGCGCGTCGGAATAGGGATCGCGGATCACATCCATGGCGCCCCAGGAGCCGACGAAGATCGGGGCAACGCCACCGGCGCGGGTCGTCAGCAGCGAGGACACGGACAGGGGATCGCCTGCGGGTACAGCCAGCGCGTTGGAGGTCATGGTGACGTTCTGGGCACCGAGCGCGCGCACCAGGCGGTCAAACTCCCACATCGGCCCGGCGTCCGATGCCTTCACATCTTCCATGAAGTCCCAGAGCTCGGGCCGGATCAGGGCTTTCACATCAGAGGGGCTGGAGGCGGTGGTGTTGTTCATGAAGCGGACCACGCCTGCCCGGAAGGCTTTCCAGAGGCCGGGAGCGTCAACGGCGGTCACCTGGATGCCGTAGGTGCCAGCGCCCGAGATCACCCCGAGCGGCTGGCCATCCGCGCCGGAGCCCTGGAAGATTGCTCGGTCCAGCTCCACGCCCATGGCGCCGTTCATGTCACGGCGCACGGCCTGCTCAAGCGCGCCACCGGATTGCTGGAGCGTCTTGCGGGTGATCCGCATCTGAATGCCCAGGTTGTGATCCGGTGCCAGGGCCTTGTTTGCGGTCTCGTAGGCGGTCGGACCCGCCACGTTGCCGCCCTCGCCGTTCGCCCAGCCTGCGCTCACCGCCGAGGTGGTCACCGGCCATTCCACCGCGCCCCGGTCGATGCTGATCATCTGGGTGCCCATGCGGGTTGCCACGCTGTCCGGGAACAGGCGTTCGATGATCGGGCGGATCTGCGAGGGCGCCGGGGTGCCAGTCGAGACGGTCTCACCCGCGCGCATTTCCAGCGCCTGCCACGGCACGGGGATGCCACGGAAGCCGCCCGCGCTGCGCAGCTCGGTCACGATCTCGGCGGTCTGGCCGTCGAGCTGGCGCCCCTCGTCCAGGGCCAGCGCCACCTGGCGCATCTCGAAGCCCGCCATCAGCTCGGCCCATTCCTGGGCGGAACGGGTTTCCAGCTCTTCGCCCGCGTCCCGGCGCTCGGTATCCTCGGCGATCAGCGCGGCCCGGTAACGGGTTTCGTTCTGGCGATACTCGCGGTCCAGGTCGCCCATGGAGCGCACTTCGTCCTCGGTCGGGGTCGCCTTTGCAGACAGCTCGGCCAGAGATTGGCGGATTTCCGACTGGCGCCGGGCGATTTTCACACTTTCAAGCATCTTTGATATCCTTCTTGGTGATGCTGGTTTTGCCGTGGCTCGACATGGCCTCGACGGCTTGCCGCCAGTCCTGGCGGTCTTCTCGGGGCGGGGGATGCCCGCACTCGATCCGGGTTTTGCGGGTGTGGCAGCTCGGGCAGAGCGCCTGCAGGTTCTCGGGGTCGTAGGAGAGTTCCGGGTGGGTCCGGACCGGCTTCACGTGGTCGACCTCAAGCCGACCGCCGCAGCCGCAGGACCGGCAGCGGTAGCGGTCCCGTTCCAGGATCTCGGCCCGCAGGACCTTCCAACGCTTTGTCCGCGTGACCTTCTGCGAATAGCGGTGATGCTCGCGCCGGACGCTCATTGGTTCAGCCGCCCCGAGCTGCGAGCAGTCAGCTCCAAGAACGGCCTGCGCCCCGGAACTTCCTTGATGCCGTCCAGAACGAAGGTGCGGCCATCACAGACCAGGCGGTCAGTGTGCTGGATGCTGCGGGTGAACGCGGTGGCGCGAACGACGAAGCGGCTGACCAGCAGGTGCTCTTGCCCCCAGGCGTGCATCTTTTCGGCGTCCGAAACATCGGTCCTCGATGCTCTGAGGGTCGGGCCGAAGGGCTGCCATTCGAAGGTTTGCTGCAGCCCATCATGGCCAATTTCTACGGAACGGGTGATTTGTATTTGGCGGCGGAGCGCTGCGGCGTTCACATCCATTGGATCCTCGCTTTCCTCTTGGGTTGAGCTGCCACCCGCGCGCCCTGGGCCACGGCCAGCACAGAAGCGGCGGCAGGGTCGATGCGGCCATTCGAGCGGGCCTTGGCGAGCTTGATGTTGTTGGCGTCGTCGCGGACGCAGACCGCATCCGCGAAGGCAGAGCGCAGCAACAGCGACGGCGCGGCGCAGACCTGGCCGTCGAAGGCTGCACGGCGGAAGCGCTCGCAGTCCTCGCCCCCGTCCCGGAAGCCCTGGCCGCGCCAGACAATCGGCGCGCGCACCCCGGCTCGGGCCATGCCTTCGGACAGCTCGGCCTGCTTGTAGCGGTCGGCGGTCAGGGCCAGCACCTGCTGGTCGGCGACGTGGTTCATGACCTCCACCAGCCAGGGCGCCACGGGCACGGTCTTCTCGCCCAGCACCGACAGCTCGCCCCGGTCCTGCATTTCGACGTAGCGCCCGGCCACGCCATCAGTCTGCCCGCGATCCAGCAGCGAAGGCTGGCTGGGGAAGGTGCCGAGGCATTCCAGGCGCCCGGTCTCGGGCCAGTAGAAGGCGGCGGCGGTCATCGAGGCGGAGCCCCCGAGGTCGATACCGATGATCACGCCGCCCTGGCGTGGCGGCAGCGCGTCGGTCTCGCAGGCCAGCCATTCATCCAGGGTGATCAGCACATCGCGGCTGATCCCCGAGACACGCTCATTCCGGTTGTAAAGCCGGAAGCTGGTCAGAGCCGAGCCGCCCCTGGCAATTGCGCGGCGGGCCTGGCCTTCAAGCCA